AGCTCTTTGCCGAAGCAACCGGACGACGGCGGGGGGGGGGCCGAACCCCTCGCCGCGGTGGACGATCAGCCACAACGGCCTGAATGGTCGGAGGTGGCTGAACAATATCATTCCCAATGGTCGCCGGAATGGTGACCTTCAATGGGACTTCAAACCAGGTGGTCTGGAATATCTGCGCAAAGGTGCTGCATCCATCAAAATACTCGTCGGCGAAATAAATCGACTCAACCGCCAACGGGGTACCCATCTGGTCTGCAACACACTGGACCGCGTGATGGTAATCAGCAGGTGGAATGAACTGGTCTGCGCTACTATAGCGCTCGAACCAGCGCACGTCATGCGCCAGCTCGGAAGACCAAGTCTCAACCGACTGACCAAGATTGTAAAGCTCCTGGGTTGCTGCTCTCACAACCGCTCGGGCCCAAGCTGACAAGACGGGTGTCTTAGGGTCGGTCAGCAAGTAGCCCTGGGCCTTGCGATACAAGACAACAGCCGCAGGGACTTGACTGCTGGCTGTTGTCAGGTGGAGTTTCTGCAATTGTCGCATGACAGCGGTATAACTCCCCAAACCGCCGAACCATGCTTCCAAAAACCACCTCGACAAGAAGGGGATGGGGCTGCCATGTGGTATGGCCTCCGCGTCCAGATCCTCGCCGAAGTTGCTAGCAACACGCTTGTACAGCTTGTCACACAGGTCAAAGGTGATGCCATCATCCCCACTATAAAGGCCAAGACGTGACCAAGCATCTCTCGGTCCCGTCTTGCCTGTATAGACCTGTCGCAACGCGCAATAAGCAATCATTGCATTGCTTATGGTATTCATTGCGCTTGTGTCAGGGCTCCCAGATGGTCTGGAAGGTCCTGTCTCATAAATTACACCGTGTTTAGTAAACCCGGTGGTGTTGTACAAGCTCGACTGCAACTGCTCAATACGCTGGTGGTGTTCTGGTGCGAAAAATGCCTTGAGCACCATCCGCTCAAAAGACACCAAGCACTCCGAATGACGGCCATCAAAACGGCCGAAGTCCGATCGGATGACAGATCGGGCAAGAGTGGCTAAATCAGCCACCCGCTGTGAGATCTCGGCTGGTGTCTTGGATGATGCATACCAAGGCTGTGATTGTAGTAAGTCTTCCGACAATGCGTAGATGAAGCTGGAGTACTCCATCTTGACGTCGGCTTTAATCGTGGAGATATTTCTCGGTTCAGTTATTTTGCCGTATGTCTCCCTCTTCTGAAAAGAAGAGATGACATTCTTCCCTCCCAAGCCGAGCCAATTAGATACACGATCCAATATGGCCCGCTGTGTGGGCCGCGCCTGACGGTTGTACACTTCAGACGCGGACGTCGGTGCACCAGAGTGACGCTTACCACCGACGAGGAAGTCGGCAAACTCCTCCATATACTTATTATAGTGTTGTGGCGGACTAACACTATTCCTGACCTTCACGATACGTCCCTCAACACACGATTCGTCATTCGCCCTACAACTGGTGGGGGACACACCACCAGTAGCGATAGGATGGCCACCGTCCGGGAGCACAACACGCATTGTTGGGCGCGGAACCTCCATAACATGCTTAGTTGAAAAAGCAGTGTAATGGGGGGTGCTCAATGGTACCGTCATTATCGGACAGCACGGTGGACCAAACAGCCGCGGCTCATTCGCCATAGCCTCGGCCAACAAGCTAGTCATACGAATGGGGCTTGTATTTGCGCTCCAGGTCGGATGCTGCTTAGTCTCGACGAACGCGGATATGGCCATTTGGATTGTGGCCAATGGGGGGTCCCTCAGTGATGCCTGCACGCGGCAGCACAAAGCCGCCGCCACATCCACTGGCAAGGTAGCACTAAATGATAGGCCGGGTTTGGAGACTGATACAAACTCGGTCGTAGTGCCATCCTTGATTACAAATCTGTTGGTCGTGAACTTGCCCACGTTATAGCGTCTACGGGTGACCTCTTGAGCTCCCTGGAAAAACCAACCCGCTGGACCATAAATGGTCCGGCGAGGGCTCAGTAGGATCACACGCCGCTGTTGGTCAAATGGGCAAACTATCGACTCAGACGAATAGACCACAGTGCCCCACCAAAACGTGGCACTGACAATGTCAGCCGAGTAATCCCAGATCTTATGGGTATACTTGGCGCCGCCCAGCACGTGCATGGTGACCTGATCTTGGTCATCCACGCTGAATACTGCATCCGGCAGTGACCCAGCGACTATACTTGGACAGAAAGTGTATAAGATAATGGGTCGACACTTAGCCATCCAAGTACGGATGTTGAGGTAATAATCAACATCAACCATCTTGACGATATGGTGCTTCGTCAATGGGTCGTGACGTGCTTGTTGTACAACTGACTTTAGCGCATAGTAATTGCGGACTCCGTCCACTTCCCCGCGGTCATCTGCGGAGGATGGCGACACGCTGTAAGGCTTAAAACCGACCTTATGAATAAAGTCGGTGATGCCAATATCAGCGACGCTGCGATGGGCAGCGGCCGTAGGATGGGAGTGAGCACCTGGAAACGTCCCAACAGGTGGAAACTGGAACGTTCTAAAGGCTCCACGGATCTGATCTTCATGCATGATGCTACACCTATCAACCAGCCATGTCAATGGTGTAGCTCCATACTCATCCAGGAGTCTATCTAGGGGCTCCGTCACGCAGTAATGCTTGAGTGTTCGGCGATAACGATAAATCGTATAGCCGACAGCATAAACCGCTGTGACCGCAATAGCCGGGCGCCAAGTCATTTTGGCCCCTCTGCCTATTGCTTCACACACACGAAGGCTCACATCGTATAAATACGGAAAGTACTGATTCATGGTGCTAG